GAGCCAACGATGGAGATGTGGGAAGCCGGCGATGAGGCTGACGGATACGATGTCCACGGGTCTGTTTGGCGCGCTATGATCGACGCCGCTCTCCAGAAAGGGGGAGGGGATGAGCCCGTCCTATGTCGAGCATGAAGATTTCCGCGTCGTAGGCGAATGGCGCATCGGCTGTGCCGGCCGCAGCCTACACGTCAGATGCTACCGGCTCAGGGCTAATCCAGACCAGCGCGCCAGAGGGACCGAGCCGTTCCTGTACACGGTCTGCGCTCACTATGCGCTGGCAGGGTTCCCGAATGATGAGGTGTTTCATCTCGGGGACTTCTGGCGCGTGACAGATATTACCGGGGAATTGAATGAAGCGGCGCAAACCACCCCCTAAGCCAAAGGCAAGACCTATGGACAGGCCACACCTCGAAATCATCGAGCGGGACATCGAAAACCCGATGTGGACCCGCGCCCATGATGGCGACAGGACAAACCCGCGTATAATCCGGGGACATGTCAACACGCTGGAAAGCCCTGTCTCATATCTGGCAAGCAAGGGCGCGCTCACAGCCTCCCAGGTTGCAGCGGCAGACAGGTTCCGCAAGCTGTTCGAGCGTGTAGGTGGGGCAGGGGCAAGGGCAATCGACTACAGCCGGCCACAAGTCGATGGCGGGAACATTGCAGATCCCATCAATCCGAACCAGCTTGATGCGGGCTTGCAACTTGCCGCCGCCAACAGGGTGCTTGGAGAAACTTATGGCCGCTATGGCTATCTGCTCGTCTGCTACATCTGCGGCGAAGGGCGGCACATCAAGGAAATGACAACAACGCGCCGGCAGCACGATACCATGCTCGACAATCTCAGGGCATATCTCGACTGCCTGGCAGAGCATTGGCAGATGGCGACAAGGAGGAAGACGGGATGATGAGTGAAAACGATGAGCCAAAGACTGTGAGCCCAGAGCGTGCGCTGGAGATGGCGGAAATGCTTGAAGCCTGCGCTGCTATGTTTCGCTCAATGGCGTATATCGAGAACCTGAAGGATTATCGGCTCTCCACGAGAGCGGCCAACATCATAAGGCAGGGTATTGGTCACAAGGGGCCGGTGTGGCCGGTTCATGCGCGCAGGTATCTGGCTCGATACGAAAATTTGGAAGACATTCTTCGCGAGCCTTCCGTTGGCCGCAAGGCGATGCGTGAGATGATCGAGTTTGCGAGGCTGTGAATAACCGTTCCGCCTCCGAAACCATTTGACACCGCGCGCGCGATATGGCAGGCATGATGCAACATCCCAAAATTGTCAGAAGGCCTAGGCCAGTTCGCCGCTCATGCGATGACGCATATGAAGTGGACGGCACGGATTTCCTAGCGCGCACTGTCTATGAAGACGCGCCCGTTGGTCCGATAGGCTTCGTCCACTTCAAAGCCAAGGAGTCTCCCATGGCAGGCAAGAAGTGCAGCGGCAAGAAGGGCGGCAAGGGGAAGAAGTGATGGGCTGGCGGTGAATATCGGACGTTGGCAATTCATCCTGATTAAATATCAAAGGAAATCAAAGAATGGCCCGTGGCGGAAAGCGTGAGGGCGCTGGCCGGCCCGCTGGTGCTATCAACGGCAAGACGGCGGAGCGTGTCAGCGAGATAGAGGCGTCAGGCCTCACGCCGCTGGACTTCATGCTTCAGATGCTGCGCAACGAAAGCGAGAGCATGGAAAACAGGTGCTGGGCTGCTGAGAAGGCGGCTCCCTATGTCCATGCGAAGCTGTCTTCTGTCGATGTGAAGGCCGATGTCAATGTGAGCCACGAGGATGCGCTTGGCGAGCTTGAGTGACCGAGAGCGCGCTGTACGCCTTCGCCTCAAGACCGAGTTCACCCACTACGCCGAAAGGTGTCTTCGCATCCGCTCCAAGGATGCGGCAATCGTTCCGCTCCAGTTGAATGAAGCGCAGCGCTACCTGCATTCCAGGCTTGAGGCACAGAAGGCGGCAACCGGCAAGGTCCGCGCTCTTGTGCTCAAAGGCCGGCAGCAGGGCATATCCACATATGTGGGTGGACGCTTTTACCATCGCGTCACCCATCACAAGGGATTGCGCTGCTTCATTCTCACCCATGAGCAGGATGCGACAAACAACCTGTTCGGCATGGTGGACCGCTATCACCAGCATGTGCCCGATCTGGTGAAGCCGAGGACATCGGCGGCAAACGCGAAGGAACTGTATTTCGACCGGCTGGAAAGCGGCTATGCGGTTGGCACGGCAGGGGCGAAGGCAACGGGCCGCTCGCAGACAGTGCAGCTATTCCATGGCTCCGAAGTGGCGTTCTGGCCCAATGCGGCCACGCACTTTGCCGGTGTTGTTCAGGCTATCCCCGATCTGCCCGGCACAGAGATAATTCTGGAATCCACCGCGAACGGCATGGGTGGCGAGTTCCACGAACGCTGGCAGCAGGCCGAACAAGGGACGGGCGACTATCAGGCCATATTCATCCCGTGGTTCTGGCAGGCCGAATACAGGCGCGATGTCCCTGCCGGCTTCAGTCTCGATGATGAGGAACAGGCCTATCGCGATGCTCACGGGCTCGACCTTGAGCAAATGGTGTGGCGTCGGAACAAGATTGCCGAACTGAAAGACCCGCTGCTGTTCAAGCAGGAGTATCCCGCCACGGCTGCCGAGGCTTTCCAGATGACGGGCCACGACAGCTACATCCCGGCAGAGCTTGTCCTGGCGGCGCGCAAGAATGAGCGCGAAGCAATCGGGCCTCTGGTCATAGGATACGATCCGGCATGGAAAGGCTCGGATCGGCACTCCATGGCATTCAGGCAGGGCCGCAAGGTTATCAGGGTGGACAGCCGCAACAAGCTCGACACCATGGAAGGGGCGGGCTGGGCAAAGCAGGTCATCGATACCGAAAAGCCGGCCCGCATGTTCATTGACGTGGGTGGCGTTGGTGCTGGTGTCTATGACCGGCTGATCGAGATGGGTTACGGCAGCATCGTGACCGCCATCAATTTCGGCTCCAACCCTCTGGAGCCCCAGCCTGTTGATGAGCAAGGCAAGCCAAAGGGCGGCTATGCCAATCGACGTGCCGAGATGTGGGGCAAGAGCCGCGAATGGCTTCAGGACCCCGGTGGCGTCGATATACCGGACAAGGATGCCTTGCAGGCTGATGCCTGCGCTCCTGGCTACAAATACGACAGCCTTTCGCGCGTGTTGCTCGAAAGCAAGGACGACATTCGTAAGCGTGGCCTTCGCTCCCCGGATGAGTGGGACGCAGTGGCTTTGACGTTTGCAGAACCCGTCACCGAAACGCCTGCATATCACGAAAATCCGCGCGCTTCGTCGCTCGCAAGGAGTATCGTCTAGATGGCCAAAGCGAAACCCATGGGTGATGACGAGCTAAAGGCACTCGTCGCCCGTGAAATATCGCTGGCCAAGGACGCCCGCGTCGAGCGCTCCGAGGACAATGAGAAGGCCCTGAATTATTACAAGGGCGACATGGGGCGCTATATCCCGGCTGAGGAAGGGCGTTCCAAGGCTGTATCCCGCGATCTGGCTGATACCGTGGGATGGATGCTCCCCGGCATCATGCGCGTGTTCGCAGCGTCCGAGCATATGGCTGTTGCAGAGCCGGTCGGGCCCGAAGATGAGCAATGGGCCGAGGATGCGACGGACGACATCAACTATGTCTTCTGGAAGCAGAATGACGGCTACCGCATCGTCTATGATGCGACCTGGGACAGTCTTGTCGTCAAGAACGGCATCGTCAAGACGTGGTGGGATGACACGCCGAAATACAAGGTGTCCTTCCATAGCGGTCTGACAGAGGAAGAATATACTCTTCTGGTCGGCGGTGACGACATCGAGGTCGTTGCGCTTACGGAAAAGCCGGAAACCATCACGAACCCGGAGACGGGCGAGCCGATGGAAATCGTGATGTTTGATTGCAAGATCAAGCGCAGGGTGACGGGCGGCTGTGTGCGTGTCGAGGCCATTCCTCCCGAGGATTTTGGAATCTCTGACGAGGCCACAATCACGGCAGACGCACGGTTCAAGTATCATCGCTGCGACAAGACCCGCTCCGACCTGATCGAGATGGGCTTTGACAAAGATGTGGTCATGAGCCTGGGTGTCGCGGCCGACGACGATACCAATGAGAAATTCGCGCGGGACGGTTACGAGCAGTCCGACGAGGCTGACCCGTCCATGGAAATCGTGGACTATTACGAATGCTTCCTGCGCGTGGACTACGACCATGACGGGATAGCCGAGCTTCTGAAAATCTCCTATGCGGGCGATTCCGGTGGCGGCGTCATTCTGGACTGGGAAGAATGGGAAGACGACGACCCGTTTGACGACATTCCCTGCAACCCGATGCCGCACCGCTGGGAGGCAACGTCGATCTCCGACGAGACGATGGACGTGCAGGACATCAAGACCGCCCTGTTGAGGCAGGGGCTCGACAACACCTATGCGACGAACAATCCGCAAAGGTTCGTCAAGGGCAAGATTCTCAACCCGGACCAGTTGTTCTCGCCATCGTTCGGCGGTGTGATTTTCGGGGATGCCAATTCGGAAGTGCAGCCCATCGCCGTCCCTTATGTGGCGCAGCATGTGCAGGCCGCGATTGCCTATCAGGACCAGGTCATCGAGCGCCGCACAGGTGTTTCACGTTCGACCATGGCGCTTGATCCAGAGGCCTTGCAGAACCAGACGGCCACGGCTGTCCAGAGTTCCAAGGACGCGGCCTATTCGCAGATCGAGCTTGTCGCCCGCAACCAAGCCGAACTTGGCTGGAAGAAGGTCTTCCGCAAGATACTGCGGCTGGAAGTCAAGCACCAGGACAAGGCGCGCGACATCCGCATGCGTGGCCGGTTCAAGCAGGTGGACCCGCGCCACTGGAATGCGGACATGGACATTTCAATCAACGTGGGCCTGGGAACAGGTTCGCGTGACCGTGACATGGCGATGTTGCAGTCCGTTCTTGGCAACCAGTGGATGCTGACCGACAGGCTGGCAAGTGCCGGTGCCATGGACAAGGCAATCGGCATGCTGCCCTTCATCATGACGACCTTGAACAAGTCGGCGGAAGCGGCAGGCATCAGGAGCCCGGAACTGTTCTATCCCGAGGTCACGCCTGATACGGTTAAGCAGATAGAGCAGGCTGCCCAACAGCGCGCCCAGCAGCCCGACCCGAAGGTGCAGGCCGAGATGGCGAAGACGCAGGCCCAGATGCAGGGCGACGCCGCCAAGGCCAAGATGCAGATAGAGATGGACAGCGCCAAGGCGGCGAAGCAGTTCGAGATTGACCGCTTCAAGGTGTCCGAGGAAAGCAAGCTCAAGCGCGAACAGATGGCCATGGACCAGGCATTGAAGCGCGAACAGATGGGCGCGGAAATGGATCTCAAGCGTGAGCAGCTTCAAGCGGAGATACTGCTGAAGCGTGAGCTTGGCATGCTCAATGCCCAGGTTACGGCTGCCACCTCACAGGTCCACATGGGCGGTGACCCCGGATGATTTCAGAGGAAGACAAGAAGGCAGGAGCCGAGGCGAACAGGCTTCGCATGGACCCTGCTTTCCAACTCGCAATGACCGAGGCGCGCAAGGGCGCGCTTGAGGAACTGGCTTCTGTAGAGGCCTCCGACATCAACACCATCATGCGGTTGCAGGCCGAGATCAAGGCAATCGACCTCATCGCAACCAATCTGGCCACGGCGATCATCAGAGCCACTGAGCCGCGCAAGATAGCGGTGTAGCCCGCTGTAACTGCCGGCACCTCACCGAAGGCCCGCGCAAGCGGCACGCCCGGAGTGAATCGGCGCAATCCTGAAGAGGAAAGACCCATGACCGATACCCCGGAAGGGACCGGCACGGAAACCTATGCGTCGATTTCTGACGCAGTACAGGCGCTTGGCAAACTTGAGGACGAGAATCCCGCAAAGGACACCCTCGACAATCAGGAAAAGCCGGAAGCCTTGTCCGATGAGGACGACACAGTCGAGGCAGCATCGGATGACGATGATGTTCTGGACGATGATTTCAGCGATGACGAAGGTGACGCCGCAGACGAAGAAGCGGACGGCCCGAGTGCTGATCCAGGCAAGTATGTGGCAGACGATGCCAAGGTACGGCTTGATGACGGCGCGGAGACAACCGTTGCAGAGCTTCGAAAGGGCAGCCTGCGCCTCGCAGACTATACCCGCAAGCAAATGGCGCTCGCAGAGGAAAAGAAGGCCACAGAGGCCCTCAAATCCGAATGGGGCGGCAAAGAGCAGCAGGTCAAGTCAATCGCCGCTCAATTGCAGCAAGAGCGCGAGCTTATCACGAAGGTTGCACAGCACTACGTTCCGAAGCCTCCCGACCCTGATCTGGTGAATCCGAACAGCGACAAGTACGATCCTCTGGCTTACCAGACTCTACAGGTCGCCTACAATTCCCAGATGCAAGACCTCAGCCGGCTGATGTCCATCGACAAGGCCAGCAAGGAAAAGCAGCAGAAGGAAGAGGAAGCCAAGGCGACCGAGCGCCGTGCAAACGAGTGGAAAGCTCTCACGGAAAAGGTTCCTGCTTTTCGCGACCCGAAGACCGGCCAGCCGACCGAAGCCTATCAGGGCTTCTGGAAGGACGCAGTAAAGGCCGGTGCGCAATATGGCCTGAGTCCCCAGGACCTCCAGGGCATTACGGACCATCGCTATTACCTACTGCTGAACGATGTTGTCACGCTCCACCGCGCCAAGGCCCGCAAGGCTGAAGCTCGGCAAAAGGGCGAGGGCAAGCCTCCGGTCATGCCCGGCAGCAAGCGTCAGAACGCAGGGGACCAGAAGCAGCGCGACCACAGGTCTGCAATGGAGCGCTTGAAGAAAACCGGCTCGATCCGCGATGCGGCAGCCGCCCTCAAAGCTCTCGAAGAAGGTTAATACCCCATGGCAGCGCCAGTAAATACGGTGTTGTCGACAGCCGCTGTCGGCAACAAAGAACAGCTCTCCGACATCGTTTCCCTGATCACTCCCGAAGATACGCCCATCTATGACATGGCGGGCAAGGAGAAGACCAAGGGGACCCATCCCGAATGGGAAATCGATGAACTTCGTGCCCCGGCCGAGAACATCCAGACGGAAGGTGACGACTATACCTTCAGTTCGGTTGCCCCGCCCGAGCGCGTCGGCAATTACACGCAGATTTTCCGCGAAACCTGGGTCTATTCCAAGACACAGGACACCGTGGAAAATGCGGGTAATGTCGAAAAGACCCGCGAAAAGCGCGTCAAGGCCGGCGTCGAAGTCCGCAAGGACATCGAGCTTTCCATGGTCGTGAACAATGCCTCTGTTGCGGGCGCTACCCGCGAAAGCGGCTCGCTCCCGACCTGGATCACCTCCAACGTTTCCCGTGAAGGCGGCGGCTCCAATGGTGGGTACAATTCCGGCACCGGACTGACGGTCGCTGAGGGCACTGGCTCGCAGCGTGCGTTCACGAAGGACCAGTTGGATACCGTCATGCAGTCGGCCTACCAGAGCGGGGCCAACGTCTCCAAGGTGGTCACGTCGCCATACGTCAAGTCGGTCTTCGTGTCCTTCATGTCGGACACCGATGTTGCACAGTTCCGCTATTCGGTGGGCAGCGGCAAGAAGACCATCTACGGAACGGCCGACTACTACGAAGGTCCGTTCGGCAAGGTGATGATCGTTCCCAACCGCGTCATGGCTGCGAATGCCGGTGCCGCGCGTCGTGCGTTCCTGCTCGATCCCGAGATGATTTCCTGGCTGTCGCTTCGACCTATCCAGGACGATCCGGGCCTTGCCAAGACCGGCGACAACGTCAAGGGCGTCATCATCGGCGAAGGCTGCCTGAAGGTGAAGAACGAGGCCGGCATCGGTGTCGTTGCCGATCTCTATGGCCTGACTGCAAGCACGTAAGGAGACAGGACCATGAGCACGATCAATACCGTAGGAGCAGGCACCGCAACGGCCACAACCGGCGCGGCAACGCTCAACAACCGCTTCGGCAAGGTGACGACCGAGTCGCTGACCACGGCACAGAATGCGTTCTACACGCTGACTGTGACGAGTTCGGCAATCAAGGCCTCGCACCTTCCTTTCGTGTCCGTCGCCAATGGCACGAACACGCAGGGCACGCCGATGGTGGAAAAGGTGACCGCCGCCGATGGCTCGCTGGTGATCCGCATCTGCAACAAGCATGCGACAGCGGAAGCCCTCAACGGTACGCTGGTCATCACCTTCGCGGTCTTCGGCAACTAGCCGAAACGGCAACAAAGCACATGAAAGGGGCGGGCTTCGGTCTGCCCCTTTTTCTTTGCCCCAACACAAGGTGATCCATGATCGACATCCCGGAAGGCTGGCAGCAGTTCCACTGGAAACAGCAGGTTGCGCTGGCGAACGAGCTTTTCCCCGAAAAGAACATCAAGGAAGCCTCGCAGGCGCGTGGCGCTGTCGAGCAGGAAGTTCGCCGCCGTCAGCAGGAAGCATCGAAGCCGGCCATCGACATGCCGAAGACCGAACCGGGCGTTCCAACGCTTATGGTCTTCCTCGACTACGATGTCTGGATCGGCTCCGACGAGCGTGTCCGCAAGAGCCCTGACGTGGCCGTAGCAATACCGCGCGAACTCGCCAAGAAGTTCCTGGCCGAGGGCAAGGCGCGGCGCGGCGACCCACTGCCGGATTGATCCGATGGAGGTTCGTGACGGCAAGTGGACGTTGTTCGACTACGACTTCCATTCAGGCCGCAGCACGTGGGTTACCCACGAAGACGACAAGATGATTTTCCGGGTGGATCAACCCCTGGAACACATCATCGCCGCGAACAATGAAGCGGCCATCGATGCGCAGAACAAGCGCTTTGGCGAGTGGAACCGTATCGGCTCGGTGCCTTTGCATCTGGCCTACCAGAACGGCCTTTCGCAGGCTGCGGACCAGCATGATGACAGGTTCATCGCGCGGTTCTTCAACGATTCCGACAATCGGAAATTCAAGGTTGGGCGAGGGCGTGTCTGATGGCAATCACGGACTTTGCATCGCTCAAGACCGCCTTGACCGATCATATGGCGAGGTCCGACCTGGCGACGGTTGCTGACGAGCTTGTCAGCTTCGCAACCGATTACTTCAACTATGGCGGCGACCCGCTGACCGACCCGCCCTTGCGCTGCCGCGACATGGAGGAAGTGGCCTCCCTGACGCCTGCAAGCGGTGTGTGCGCCCTTCCTGCCGATTACCTGCAATATCGCCGTGTGGTCGAGGAAATGGCCACCCGCAAGCCGCTTTCCTACATCGCGCCATCCTCTGCCGAAATCATGTATCCGTCGCGATACGCGGGCACGGCACGGCACTTCACCATCATTGGCGGTGATCTCTATGTCTTCCCGCTTGCGACCAATGACATTGAACTGACCTACTACCAGAAAATCCCGCATCTGTCGGACGCCAATACGACCAACTGGCTACTGACCAAGCATCCGCAGATTTACCTCCGCGCCTGCATGGTCATGGCCTGCGTCTACATCAAGGACATGCAACAGGCGGAAGCCAACCGCGCCTTGCTTCGTCCGCTGGTGTCCGGCCTGAGCGGGTCCGACATGATGAGCCAGTATGCCAACGCTGGCCTGACGATTGCCGGCTACGTCGCATGATCCCCTACCAGCTTGGGCCGTTCGAGCCGGATCGTCCGAAATACGCGCCGAACGCCTCGACCTGGGCCGTCAACTGCCTTCCGACACAGGACGGATGGGGGCCAAAGCCCGATATTGTCGCCATCTCCGAAGCCCTGCCGAGCGAATGCCTTGGGGCGATCTATGTGCGTTCCTCTACAGGCTCCTTCGACATCATAGCAGGGACGATTGACGGCCTCTATCGGCTCGACCCGACCGATTACACATGGACGAATATCTCGCAGGGTGGGGGCACACCCTACAACGTCCCAACGGGCGACAACTGGTGTTTTGTGCCGTGGGGCACGAAGCTGGTCGCGCTCAATCTCAATGATGATGCGCAGGTCTATGACATTGATGCCGGCACGGCCTTTGCGGATTTGGGGGGCTCCCCTCCAAATGCGAAATATGGCTGGGTGGCCGGCGAGTTCCTTGTTCTAGGGCATATCGCGTCATTCCCCAACCGTATCCAGTGGTGCCAGATCGGCAATATCGAGGGCTGGGAGGTTGGCGTCAGAGGCGCTGATTTCCAGGACTTCCCCGATGGCGAGGATGTCATGGGGGGGATTGGCTCATCCAATGGCGCAGTCGTTTTCCAGAGGCGCAAAATCCGCTCCATGGTGGTGACGCAGAACGCCGACTATGTGTTCCAGGTCTCTGTTCTCAATCCAGACCGGGGCGTGATTGCCCCTCTCTCCATCGCCTCTATCGGGGCGAACATGTTCGCCTATCGCTCCGAAGATGGCTTCTTCATGGGGGTTGAAGGTACTGCAATTGGCGCAGAACGTGTCGATCGCTGGGTTCTGGAGCAGGCCGACCCCGAATACATCCCCGACATGAAGGGGGTGGCCGATCCGTTCCGAAAAATCTTCTGGTGGCAGATACAGAAGATCGACGGGACCAAATTCCTGCTTGGCTATAACTGGCAGCTTCAACGCTGGTGCTATGCCGAGAATAACGTCTCCACCATGGCCGTGGCTACCACAATCGGCATTTCGTGGGATGGGCTGGACGATCTGTATGCCACGATTGATGACGTGGACCTGCCTTTTGACTCCCGGCTGTTTACGGGTGGAAGACCCGAGTTTGCAGCCTTCACGACCGACCACAAGCTGGGCTTCTTCTCCGGTGCTGCCATGGTGGCAACGCTGGAAGGTGCATCGGTAAAGCTCGCCCCTCCGAACCGTGCCTTTTGCCAAGGTGCCAAGGTGCTGACCGATGCGCAGAACTTCACGGTGAAGGTCGGGACGCAGAGCAACTATCAGGACAGCGTTACGTGGAGCGCGGCACAGTCGCCATTCACTGGAACGGGCCAATGTCATTTCCGGGCGAGTGGCGACCTGCATCGCTTTCAGGTGGAAATTCCGGCCGGGGAAAGCTGGACGAATGCCGCCGGCCTTGATGTCATTGCCGTGCCGGAGGGCAGCCGATGAGCGTCAATCTGGTTCATAGCGGTGCCATTGAAAGACAGGTCACCACGGCTCTATCGACCGACGGCCTTACGGCCATTCTTACCGACCCCGTCACGAAGGAAATGAACGCCAAGGTGGCCTCGATTGCCATTGCCAACGTCGATGCCAGCAATGCTTGTGCGGTGTCGCTCTACTACACCGATGCCACGGATACGGATTATCTCTTTGCCCGCTACAACGTCGCGGCGAATGACACCAAGATTATCGACAGCCTGCCGATTGTCCTTCAGGGCGGCTACACGCTCAAGGCACAGGCGGCAACAGGCGGTGACCTGACCATTACCGTCATCCTGGCAAAGTCCTCGTCTCTGGGATGAACTTCATTCCCGTGCCGGTCCCTGAGGTGGACCGGATATGGCCGCAGGTTGCTCCTGGGTTCGAGAAGGCTATTGCCCGCTCGACGGGGGATATGAACCTTGGCTGGCTCTATCAGCAATGCAGGGCGGGCAACATCATCCTGCTTGTCGTGGTGAAGGACAAGACAATCATCGGGGCATTTGCGCTCCGTCCTGAGCAAGGGAGGCGCGGCACGAGAACCTGCATCGTCGAGATGTGGGGCCACGATTTCCGCGACTGGCAGGACGAGGGCATCGACGCGCTTCTTGCGCTTGGGAAGCAATGCTGGGGCGCTGATGCGCTGCTGTTCACGGGCCAGCGTGCCTATTCCCGCTTTTCCCCCCGTGCCCGTGAAATCCGCAGAATTTATGAGGTGAAGTGATGGGCGAAGAAACCACCACGACCGGCAATTCCAACACCAATCAGACGCAGTTTTCGGACCCATGGGGCTCGGCGAGCAATCTGATCGGGCAGGGTATGAACGATGCCCTGTGGACGTACAATTCCCAGCTTCGGAACAACGACTGGACCTCGATGTTCAACGATGCCGTTGGGGGCATGTCGTCGCTGGCCAACAACGCCATTGCGACCAATCCCCTGCAAGGCTCGATGAACGAGTGGCAGTCCACCTTTGGGACGGATGGCTATAACCAGACGCAACGCGATGCACTGGCACAGCTACAGGGCTTTTCTGCCGGGCAGAATCCCAATCAGGCTATCGGCCTTCTCCAGCCATTCACGCAGCAGACCGACAATCCGGCCCTTGCCGGCTTTTCACAGATGGCGGCTGGTGGGCCGAACTACTATTCGGAGGACAACCTTGCCGGCATTGCACGGGGCGATTTGCTCAACCGTGAGGATCCGAACTTCGAGCGTGTGCTTGACCGTTCGCTGGAAAGAGCCGCCACGGAAGCGGCCTTGGTATCGGGTGGCATGGGCCGCTATGGCTCGGGCGCTCATCAGGGTGTGGTGACGCGCAATATCGGTGATACTGCCGCCAACGCCCGCATGGGGCAATACCAGTTCGAGCGCGGCCAGCAGCTACAGGCAAACCAGCTTATGGACGCCGCCCGCTCGGCCCGGGATGCAACGCAGCTCTCCGCACTATCGGGTCAGGCCGGCACATATGCCGACGACAGGAACAGCGCGATAAACGCCATCAACGCGCTTGGCTCGCTCGACGCTGCGGATCAGGCGCTACAGTATCAGGCCATCACCGACCAGTTCAACATGGGTCAGCAGGGCATGAGCAATCTGGCCTCTGCCGGCGATGTCTGGTCCAGCCTCTACGGCGCGCAACAGCAGCCCTACAACGACCTGTATTCCCTGTCGCAAACGCCCTGGAATCTCATGTCCCAGCTTATGGGCATTGCCGGGGCTTCCTCGCCCTATGGGACGCAGACGAGCACGTCCACGACCGACTCCACGAGCGAGACGGAAAAAGACAACACCTGGGGCACGGTCGCCGGCCTCGCAACGCTTCTGTAGGAGGGCGATATGGCAGGTCTGCTTTCAAATCTCCTTGGCCTTGGCGGGGATGCCGGGGGAAGTGGCCTCTCCGGCCTTCTGGGCCTCGGTGGCACGCAGGACAACACATCGGGGGCGATGGGCCTAGGCAATGCCACGGACAGCGGTGGCGGGCTTCTGGGGCTCAATCTGTTTGGTGTGGATAATTCCATGCGCCTGCCTCTTGCCCTGTCCATGCTAGGCGGGGGCTCCAATTCGGGAGCCTTTACCAATGCCGCCAATGTCATGGCGAACATGGGTCCGAAGCTGGAGGAAAAGCGCCTTGCACAGGCCCAGCAAAACAAGACGCTGGAATTCCTGAAGCAGAACAACCCCGAGCTTGCGCAGATGGTTGATGCCGGCATGCCTATCAACGAGGCGTGGAACCAGGTGCTCAAGAGCCGCCAGCCGGGGAGCGGCGTATCCTACAGCAAGACGCCCGTCTATGGCACGGTCAACGGCAAGACCGTTCTCGGCACGGTTGGCGAAGACGGGTCGTTCAAGCAGATCGACACTGGTGAGTTCCAGCCGTCTAGCGGGTTCGACCGGGTAGACCTCGGCACCGGCATTGGCATCGTGGACCGGCGAACAGGCCAAGTAGTCCAGACCATTCCCAAAGACAATTACGGCGCGGCCTATGATACGGGCTCGGGCACAGCAGACGCCAAAACAGCCGCCACCGCGCGCGAAGAGTATGCTTCCATTGCGAGCAAGATGCCGGGGCTTCGTGCCGTTATCGGCAATCTGGACCAACTGGCAGAAAAGGCCACCTACACACTCGCCGGGCAGGGGCTTGACGAGGGCATGAAGCAGTTGGGCATGGAGCCCCGAGAGGCTGCCGTCGCCCGAACCGAGTATATTGCCATTGTGGACAATCAGGTGCTGCCCCTGCTTCGCGACACGTTCGGCGCTCAGTTCACCGTCGAGGAAGGCAAGGCCCTTCGTGCCACCTTGGGCGATCCGAACAAGACGCCGGCACAGAAGCAGGCTGTTCTCAAGGCCTTCATCGAGCAGAAGGAGCGTGACCTTGCCGCGCTTGCTTCGCGTGCTGGCATGAACACCCCGGCAGCGCCCGGCGCTTCACCGGCTGCGGCTGACCCGCTGGGAATACGCTGATGCCGACGATTGCGGAAATCCGTCAGCAGTATCCTCAATATGAGGACCTGACCGACGACCAACTGGCCGACAGCCTTCATAAGAAATTCTATGCCGACATGCCTCGGGAGGAATTTGACCTGAAGGTGGGATTAACTCCTGAAAGCCAGCAGTCCAAGGACTTGCGCGGCGAACTGTCAGCGATGACCCTTAACCCCGCAAAGGCAGCCTACGACCGTCTGCCCGAATGGCAGAAGCCCATGGTCGCGGCAAAGGATATGCTTGACCTTGGCGTCAATGGCATCACCATGGGTTTCGGTGACAAGGCGGTGGCTGCCGCCCGCGCGCCATTCACGGACAAGTCCTATGAGGAAGAACTGGCCGCACAACGGGGCCTGACGGAAGGCGCACGCAAGCGCGCCGGCAGCGCCGGGCTTGTTGCTGAGGTGGGAGGCGCTGTTGCTACTCCAATGGCACTCGCAAGCAAGGGCGCAACCTTGGCCGGGCGGCTTGGAACGGGAACGATGACCGGGGCCAAGGGGGTTGGCGCTCGCACGGCTCTAATGGGCGCTGAGGGCGCGGGCTATGGTGCGTTGACAGCGGCGGGGAACGACCAGGACATCAGCGATGGGGCGCTCGTTGGCCTTGCCGGTGGCGCTTTGGGCAACCTGGCAGGCGAAGCCATCTCGAAGGGCGTTCACAAAATCGCTGGCGCGTTCAACAAGAAGCCGCCTCGCATGAGCGCCGACGAACTGAAAACTGCGGCGCGTGACGCTTACAGGAAGGCCGAGGATGCCGGTGTGGTTTTCACCCCGACCGGCGTTCAACAGCTTCAGCGCGGGGTCGTGGACGATTTCACGAATCATGGCTTTCATCCAACCAATGAGCCGGGGGCCGCGACTGTTCTCCGCGAACTTCAGAAGCTCGGCGGCAAGAATGTCACCTTGAAGGGCCTCGATACGATCCGCAAGATCGCCTCCAACGGCTTCCAGCCCGGCAACCAGTCCAACAATGCTCTCCTGACCCAAGTCATCAAGCGCATTGACGACTTTGTGGAAAATGCCGGGGGCGATGCCGTCATGATGGGCAGCAACTCCAAGGCTGCCGGGAAAATCATAGCCGATGCCCGCAAGCTGTGGGGCAGGGCTTCCAAGCTGGAGCGGGCTGAATCTCTGGTGGACAAGGCAGGACGCCGGGCGTCCGCAACCGGCTCGGGCGGGAACGTCGAGAACGCGACCAGACAGAACATCAACCGCATGATTGACAATCCCCGGCTGTCGCGCGGCATGACGCCAGATGAATTGGCCGCAGCCCGTAAGGCGGTTGAAGGCACGACGACACAAAATGTCTTGCGTCAGGTTGGGAAGCTATCCCCGCAGGGAAATGGGCTGATGCAGGCGCTTGGCGTCGGCGGTGTCATGGCTCAGCCTGCCATTGCGGTCCCGACCCTCATTGCAGGGTATGGGGCCAAGAAGGCTTCCGAAATACTGGCCCAGCGCTCGGTTGACGATCTGGTCAACCTTATCGCGCAGGGCGGGAATGCTTCATCGCTTAAAGTTGTGGAGAACGCGGTTCAGCTTCTTTCCAAGTCGAAACGCGAAGCCCTGTCCCGCGCCCTCATGGCTATCGGCGTCAACCGAACGGTCGGGGCTGGTAATCAGCCAGCCTACTAGTGCGAAGGTTCCCACAATACATGTCCAGTCGAGCCACCCATAATCGGACGGAAAGCCCTGCCTGCTGAAATACCCTGCAAAGGCGATGGACAGAAAGCCTATATAGAGCGTGAGCTTTGCCGGCCTGCCAACTTCGTTTTCGTCGTCTTTCACGAAATTCCTTTGAGCGTCAGTTGTTGATGGTCAAGGGGCACAGGCTGACCGAGCTAATATTAATCGCCACGGTTGATCCGAGGCAGTCATAATAGCAAATCTTGTTCATCCCCGATACGCGCTCGCCTGATTTGAAGCACAGGACGGCAATCTGTGTTTCATCGGCCGGCTTCGACATCGGCGGTTCGGCTTGTGCGCCACCAAATAGAGCGGCCAATACGATTGCAGTTTTCATTGGTTTTTCTCCCTCCGTCCCCTGAGTAATATGGCGGTGGAGGGCAGGGGCGTCAACGGCGGATCAGACTTGCGTCTATCTCATCATCAGTCAGCAGGTTGAAGCCGCGCTGGACGGCAGCCTCTATCTCGCCATCAACGTAGGCCGCGCGGGCTTTCGGGTCTTGTGTCGCGTCTGACCATTCGCCCCATTCCTGAATTACGGTGTCATCCGTCTCGATGCTGTGGATTACGTCATAGCAAAAGGCGCGGTGCTCGGGCAGGCAATCATGCGGGGAGCGGATGATGCCCACCTCTACCATTTCGTCAATGGCCTGACCTGCTTGCATGCCTCCGACCACTCGCTGGACGCGATCTGTCGGATGGCTGGACGCATGGACGAAAGCGTTCACGTAGACATCGCTGGCAGCAAAAGCCGGTGAAACGAGTGCGGCCAGAACAGCGGCCACTAAGATTCGCATTTCTTACCTCCTGAGGTCGGCATGGCAAAAGCTACATCGGTGGTCGATGTCATCCTTGGCGAAGCCGTTTCCGGCTCTCGGGATGACCGCTTCAACGATATGTTGGGGATTGCATCGGTCATTGACAATAGGGCCGATCGCGGAAGGGTTACCCCCGAACAGGTTATTTCCAACACCAGGGAGTTCAACGCCTACAATAACAGCCTTCCCAAGGGCGTTGAAAGCTACCGCGATTTGGCCGAACAGGCATGGGCGCAGGTGCAGACCTATGGCCCGGTTCATAACGGCATGTTTTATGCGACGGAGACGGCCAAGGGCAACCTTCCAAAAGGCCTTGAGGAAGTCGCCCGCACGACAGGGCATGTCTACTACGACGATCCTCAGAACCGTTCCTTTGCCATTCAGGGCGGGCAATTCGTGGCCCCTACCGCCGAACGGCAGGCGGTGGCAGAGGCTTTCAACCCAGTGGTTGATGTTGACTTGCCGGGGCTGGCCGTCCCTGAGGCCGCTGTATCGGCTTATGCGCCGAACATCACGAACCCCGCACAATATGCCTTCTCTGACGTTCTTGCGCCCACTCCCGTCCAGACAACCAGCATCAATCCAAATGCCGCCCCGTCAATAGCGCCCGCACCTCCCGCCGTCCCGAGCGTCCCGTCCAGTGGCTTGGGCATGGCGGCGCTCGCTCCAAATGGCCTCATAGGCGAGCCCCAATTCAACATGGGAGACAACCGGTCTGCACCTCCCGGCGACGATATTCTCGGCATTGTCGATGGCGCGGTGAAAAGCGTCCTTGGCGATGAATGGACCGTGGACATCACCAGCGGGACCTATAATCCCGGCCAGCCGCAATATGGGTCCGATCGCCACGATGACGGCAAAGCCATGGACTATTCCGTGGTTAACCCGTTTACGGGTGAAACTCTTTCCCGTGGCGTCGATGACGACAAGCTGAATGATATTGCCCGCGAAGCCGCCGCCCGTGGCGTCACAGGCATGGGTTACGGCAAGGGCTACATGGACCGTGACGGCACCACGCGGTTTCACATGGACGTTGCCCGACCTGGTACGTGGGGAGCGGCGGGCAGGGCGGTCAATGTTGACCCGGTTGCCAATGCCGCATTCACGGCAGGTCTAGGCGGTGTCGGGGCGCTGCCAAACACCTATACCCCAGGTGGCATTCCTGAGCCTACCAGCCGCGACGAAGCCTATGCCAATATGCTGGCCGACCAAGCCGCGACGGTTCAAGGCTACAACGAGCTCGCAGCCGGTCTAGGCGCGGCGGGTATCCCGAATGTCGGCGGTTCATCCTCCACCTTTGCCGCCCCTGTCGGTGAAGTAGAGCGCGCATCGCTGCCGGATATTGCCCCGTCCGTGCCCGATGCGGTCCTGAGCGATGTCCCCGCCGGCTATGCGGACAGAATAACCGATCCGGGCTTTGACTACACCATTGCAACACCGGGAACACAGGTAGCATCTCTTGCGCCCGCGCCCGTGGAAAGTGTAGAACGTAGTAGCCTGCCAGACATCGCCCCGGCGGTCGCCACCCCTTCCGTTCCATCCCTTGCCGATGCCTATGGGCAGCTTGCTTCCACCATGGGGCAGGCCGGGATTACCGGATTGGCGGGGAACCCGACGCCTAGCGTTCCTTCTTCAACCTTCGCCTCGCTGCCGAATGAACTGACAGCCCCGGCAAACACGTTCCAGAGTGTCACGAACCCAGCGCAAAATGTCACGACTCCGGCTCCTGCGCCAACGATTTCAACGCCTTCCCCGGCTCAGAATGTCACAACTCCAGCGCCGAATGTCACAACTCCATCCGTACCGGCAACGCCTTCCGTAGCGGCTCCAAGCGTTCCGAGCGCCACGAAGACGGAAGACAAGGGCACCAGCCTCGGCTCCCGTCTCGGTCACGCTGCTATCGGTGGAATGATTGGCGGCTTGCCCGGTGCGCTTGTCGGTGGCCTGTTCGGCCCTGCTATTACAGGCACCGCAAAGGATGTGCTGGGCGGTGTCGGCAAGGGTCTTGGGCTTGATGGTAAGGGCCTTGGCCTCGGCGACATCAGCCTCGGGGGCCTGTTCGACAGCAATGTGCAGATGCCTGAATCCACCTACAGCGTGGGCAACGGGCTGGACGCAATCGACGGGGTGTTCAACGGCTCGTTCGGCGTAGGGGCAACGGCTACCTCAGTTGGAAATCCCAATGTGTCGTTCACCGATATTGGCAACGGCATGGTAGCGAAGACCAACAGTGAGTTCGGCACCACGTCGCTTGTCAATGCCTCGTCCTTTGGCTGGAATGGCGGCTCTCAGAAATCTTCCACGCCTTCCTCATCTGGCAATAGCTGGGGCCTTGGCGATGTGTTTGGTGGCTTGGGTGACTCCATAGCCGATGCGTTCTCTGGCTGGGGCGGGGAAAGCACGGCCAGCACTTCCGACGAAGACGATAGTTCCGACAGCTACGGCTACGGCGAGTTCTCGCCAACCTAGACGCAAACGACATTCACGACTGAGACAGGGCTCGCTTCGGCGGGCCTTTTTATTGAGGCAATGCCATGGCGAAACCTAAGGTCACCGACTGGTCCGCGACTGCGGCCGACAACGAAGATATTGGCGGCATCGACATTCGAGGGACAGCCAAACCCTCCAATATCGACAACGCCGAACGCGAAATGATGGCGCAGATTGCCAAGGTCAACGCGGGCACCGATCCTGTAGCGGATACATGGTCATTCGCGGACCCCGCCGACCTGACGAAGATTGTCCGTCTCGATGCGGGCAACATCACGGCGGGCAACACCCGCGTCCTGACAATGGCGGATGAGGATGTCGACCTTGGCGATGTTGTTTCCAACATCAATGCCGTGCTTCCGGGCTATCTGTACGGCCTCACCCTCTACCACGCGACCGACACCGATCACGACATCCAGGTGGGGGCTGGCACAGCAGCAAGCGACGATGTTGACCCGGTGCTGATGCGTTTGCCTTTTCCAATAACGAAGCGCTTTGATGCGGAGTTTGCGGAAGGCCACAACAGCGGAGGAATGCGGGCGGGTAATTCTCTCCCGGCGAACGGGACCATTCACATCTTCCTCATTATGAAGGCTGATGGAACGACCGACGTCATCGCTTGCAACCATGCCACGGCGGGTATTGACCCACCACCGCCCGGAGATTTCATCTACAAGCGTCGGATCGGTTCGCTTCGTACAGACGCCAGCGCCAATATTTATGGCTTCATCCAGACCGGCGACAGGTTTATTTATAAATCCCCAATCCTTGACGTTTCGTCTTCGTCACAAGCGACGACACCTTCTCTTAGAAGTTTGAGCATTCCGCATGGGTTGAAAATGTCAGCGATACTTAGCACGTTAAGTTTCGCATCATTTGCGGGTTTCGCAGTATATCGAGACCCGGATTCGACCGGCAAGACTGCATCAAATTCCAATTTTGACGTATACACCGATGCGAACGAATATAGATCAGAGAGGATGGAAGTTATAACGAACACATCTGGGCAAATCTCTACGTCCCTGAATGCCACCGGGGGGACAATGAGTATTATCAACATTGGCTATATCGACACGCGCGGGAGGCTCGGCTGATGTTTGTACAACGTGAGAATGGCAAGGTCGTTGGCCTCTTTGAACTGCCGCAGCCGGGTTATGCCGAGGAAGAGATTGCGGCAGATCATGCTGATGTGGTGGCCTTTCTGGTCCCGGTCCCTACGTCCGTCTCCCGCCGCCAGCTTCTCCTAGCCTTGGCTCAGATGGGCCTCATCACGGGCGAGGAAGCGGTCGCCTCGAATGTGGCCGTTCCGGCCGGCGTTCAAGCCGTGCTCGACAACATGGAGCCGGCCGAGAAGCAGACGGCGGAAATCACATGGCTGAACTTCACGGAAGCCCTCCGCAATGACCCGCTCGTGGCTGCACTGGCGCAGGCCAACGGCATGACATCGGCCGAGGTTGACGACTTCTTCCGGCTCGCCGCCAGCCTCTAGACCTCCACAAACATCAACGGTTTCCGCCCCATCGGGCGCAACACTCCCTCAACAGGGAGA